TAGCCACTTGATTGGCCTGGTCGAGTGAGTCGATCAAGTTTGCTCGTGTGCCGTAGTTGCTTGTCAGCTTTCGCATGGCCGTGCCAAGGGCTTTGTTGGCATTTGGTGAGTCAAAGTCGATTTGCGTGCCTGCTGCCTTTTGCAAGTCATCGAGCGCCGTGATGGTGTCGGCATACTTTTCGTTGGCTGCTTTGTAGTCAGGAAAATTCTCGCCAAGTGATTCATTCAGGTTTCGGCGCAGATTCTTGATTGCGCGTTCTGCTTGGGAGGTCAATGGGTTGGCCAAGTTTTTCTTGCCATAGCTGACTTGAGTATCAATGAATCTTTTAGCCGTATGAACTCCGTAGGCGTCTGGGGCTTTGACTGTGCTTAGACGCTCCAGAATAGTGTTCAGGATGCGTTGTGCTGCTTTATCACCTTGGATGTCTGAGCCTTGCAAGATCGCCTTGGCCACACCGTTTTGGTCCATCTCGACTCTGACGCCAAGTGTTCCAAGTTCATCTAAAAACGAATTTATCGCTGGATCGTAATTGATGAACTGGCCGCGCAGATTGGCGTTGGCAATGCGGTCTATGGCTTTGCCTGCCTGCTGGTTGGAGTTAGCCAAGAAGTCCACGCGAGACTGCACGGTGTCGCCAAGAATATCGGCTGGCCGATTCGTGGCCCTAAATGATTCGCTCTTCTCGCCCATTTTGAAGATGTTGAGCATCCTTGTCATGGCGTTGCGATCTTTATCTGTAGCTGCCTTAATACTGGCCACTGTGCCGTCTTTCCAGCCTTGCTTGATGGCCGATGCAGCCTCATTGTCTGGCACTACCTGCGAACCTGAAAGCCGGACGTTCACCAGATCAACAGAATCAGGTGTTTGCGCAAGCTGACTCTTGATAATGCGCTGGGTCTCTGGTGCGATCTTTTCGACTACTGTAGCCTTGATGCTTTGCACAGACTCTTGAAATGTTGGCTCGATTCGTTCGAGGATGCCAGCGCCCTTTGGCGCAATCGCCTTGGCAGTTGCTTGAGTTACTGATTTGACGATCTGAGGCACGGCCGGCGCAAGACCACCTCCGACTGCAGCTGCAATTTGACCGATTGGGCCAGCACCCATTTCCTTGGCGGTCTGTCCTGCTGCACCGGCCGATGCGCCACTTGCAGCTTGAAGACCTGGGGCTGCTGTCATGAGCTGACCTACGCCTTGCGTAACAGGGCCAGCAGCGGTTTGCAATGTCTTGCCAAGGGCTACAGCGCCACCAGCTGTGCCAGCTCCTGCTGCGGTAGTCTGGATAATACGCTCGGCTGCTGTTCTAGGTTCGGCCACGCCAACACGGGTAAGCAGGTCTTGCAGTGCATCAGTGGGTAGCGTGTAGGTAGTGCCAAACATACTATTGATTGAGCCTACTATCGGGTCAGCGACCAGCCCTGCAAGAGTAGCTGCACCAGCACCTGCAACTGCTCCAGGGATAGCGCCAACGCCTGCGAACGGAGCGCCCATAGCTGCGCCAAGGGCTGCACCTGCAGCCGGAAGCGCCAAGCCTCTGGTGGCTGCACCAGCAAGGCCAGTGGCTGTGGTTGATGGTGCTGGCTTCTGCGATGCCGCCCATTGCTCAGGCGACATTGGTGCAGTAGCCGGTGCTGGAGCTGGAGCCGCAACAGCCGCAGGAGTTACTTGCCTAGTCTGTGATGCGAGCCATTCTTCTGGACTCATTGGATCACTCCATTGGCCTTGAGATAGTCTCTCCATTGTGCATCAGTGAATGAGGCTGGTCTTGGGTAAGTTTTGCCTCCGACAGTTGCACTTGCTGGTAAAGCGGCTGGCTGGGCAGGTGCTGTTTCAGCGCCAAAGACGTTCTGTGGGTTTAGGTTGTAGTTCTTAACCACAATGCCTAAGTCTTTTCTTTCCTGGGCTGCTCTTGTCTGAGCGGCGTCTAAATATTTTTGAGACAGAGCCACATATTCTTTGCGCTGCTCTGGGCTGAGAAGTTGACCGTTCTGGGCCTTCTGCAACCTGTTTTGCAACTGCATAAAAAGTCCAGCAGTATCACGCGCAGTGGCGAATTCAGTCTCGCGCACCACTGAGCCCGGGTCAAGCATCTTCATAAAGCCCGTAATCAAAGCAATGTCACCAGGGCCATTGGCAGAATCTGCGGAGGCTTTTAGTGTGCTGAATGTTCCTTGCAATTCGCCGTACATCTTGCTGCGGCCTTGCCATTCTTTGCGGATTTTTTCCTCTTGGGCGAACTTTTTTTCAGGATCAATGCCGCCAGTGGCTTTGAGGGCTTCAAGTTCAAGTGCTGCCTTTGAAGTTTCTACGCCAAGTTTTCTCGTGGTGGCCAAAGCCTGATTTGTCTGAGCTGTTGTCAAACCTAGATCGGCAGCACGTTTTTTGATTGCATCTTTGGCAACGCCTTCTGCATACTGTGCTTCAATCCTGGCTTTTTCAGCATCTGCTTTTGCTTTGGCCGCATCGGCTTTTGCTTTTTCTTCCGCATTGGTGGCCGTGGCTTGTGCTGTAATTGCGGCTGACACTGCTGCATCGGCGTCCGCAACCGCTTTCCTGAGTTTGTCTGCGGCTTCAGCTGCCGCCCTGCGTTCGCCACCAACGCTTGCTTGAGTCAATGCTTCTTGCTGTGCAGTTTGAGCTTCTTTTAGCGCTGCCTCTGCCACGAGTCTAGAAGGCGTATCCTTAGCCACAGCAACTGCCTGTTCTGCATCAGCCACAGCTTTGTCAGCATCTGCCTTCGCTTTCGTAAGTGCCGAAGGCGCTTGTGCTTCAGTTCTGATTGTTGCCAGCGCCTTATCAGCACTGTCAAGAAAATCCTTGCCGCCAGGCAGACTAGCAATGTTCAAGCCAATTATTGCTTGTGCGTTCGTTGGGTTTAGCCTAATGAGATTTGATAGATCGTCATACCCTTGCGCGTCTTTTTCTCTGTCTGAATTTCTTAGAGCATCTGCTTGATCTTGAAGAATCCTTTGAGCAAGGGCCGGATTGCCTGATTTGATGGCGGTATAAACTTGTGTTCCCAATTGCAAAGTATTTTGCTGCCGTTCTTTTGTCTGCGCCTCAAAGCCCTGCAAGACCATTGATGCTTGATCTTTAGGCAAAAAAGCCGCGACCCTTGTATAGTCTGCAGATGTCGCATTTGGATTTTTAAACAGATTGGTGAGTTCTGTTTGTGCTGTTTGGGCACGCTCACGCGCAGCCCTGGCCGCTTCGACTTCTGCTGTAGCAGCACCAATTTTGAATCCACCGAGTGCAGCCTCAAAAGGACTTTGTACGTCGACTGCGTAGTTGATCGGGGCTTGGAACGGATTGATGGTGGCCATGTTCTATTCCTTAAAACCCGAATCCCATACCAGCCTTGCCGCCTGCGCCGTACTGGAACCCAAGCATCTGAGCCGGAAGGTTGAATAGGCTACTGTATGCTTTTGCCTCGCCAAGTTCTCCCCCAGCTCTAGCTGCTCCTTGCTGGGCCAGCAAGTTGGCCACATTGGTTCCGGATCCCATGCCAGCAGCACCAACACCGGCAGCAGATCGCTGACCCAATTCCGTCATGCCTCCCAGTCGGCCATATTGCTGCTCGATAGCTTGACTGAGCAAAGCTGGACGGAACTGTGCGAGTGCTCCCTGGATGTTGCCACCGCGTAGACCACCAGTGGCCGAAGCACGCTGGAGCAATGCTTCTTCACCTTGCCGTGCCAATTCTTGGAAGGTCTGGCCGCCTCGAATGCGTTCAATGGCAGCTTGCTCTGCTTCTGGACCTTTTAGGCCAAGCAAGGCCTGCTGCTGCTCGAGCGCAGGTGTACCAGCCTCGACATAAGGCTTGAGCAATGCTTGCAGTGCGTCAAACTGCCTACGCTGTTCCTCAATACCAGCTTGCGATGCGCCTGCTTGAATGCCTGCGGCCTCGCTTGCTGCATCGGCTTGCATAATGCCGCCGATCAGTTGAGAGCCTCCAACGATTAAGCCAGTTATTGGATTAGGCATGGCTGAACTCCTTCATGTAGTCTTCAAATTTCTCGCCATATAACTCCATGACATTGCCTGCATATTCTGTCGCACGATGAGTGCCATGGCATAGCGCCACGACCATCAGCACAACGTCATAGTATCCGGCACGCCAGACGAATGATCGCGCATCGGCCTTGCCTGATCGCTCGGACTGATCAGATGCTTGCCACTTCAGGATCATGGTCGCAACAACAGGTGCCAAGTTATGGGAGTTGGCGATCCAGAATGAGTTCTGGTTCATGCCAACCAGCGTGTTCCAGATGGCTGCGTTCAGGTCTTCGCGCTCGACTGGATCACCGTCTGCGACATCATCAAAGACCTGGATGGCCCCATAAAGCATGAGCAACCATTCAACGGCTGGCGTTGGGAGCGCGAAAACCTTTTGTAGGTTCACCCTCAACCAATTGACATCAGACATACGCAGCTCCTGTTCAGGGTTAGCTGCTGGCGGCTCGATAGGCTCAGCATTTGCATTTTCCCACATTTCGGGATTTGGTCAATCGCCATATTCTTCTCGGTCTTCCCAAGCCTGACAGACGCGCATATCGTTGCAAATAAAGTTCAGCTTTTCACAGTGACCGCGAAATCCTGCGCCCTTATCGTAGGATGCCATCGGGATGCGCTCGATCCTGACTTGGGCCATAAAACTGTTGTCGTAATATTCGCAGTTTGAGCAATGTTTGCGCCGTGCATCCTTTTCGGTGCACTGCATCGCCTCGGCAAGCCCTGCGTAAAACTCCTTGTTTGCGCCTGGCTCATTGGTTGGCATCTCTGGGCCATAGTTCCAATCCTGCACCGCAATGACGTAATTTTTTTTGTTTTCTGCCGTGGTGATGAATTCTTCATCCATTGGCAGGCCGATAAACCCCTTGGGCATTATCATAAATTTGTCCATGCTGTTTTCCTTTAAGTGATTTCTCGACCTGATGCTCGGATGGTTAAAGATGTGGCTGCGCTTGCAATGGTTGAGATAAATCCACCACTATCCAGGGCCTGGCCCACCAGCTCTGGAAATGTATAGGTCTCATCGGGTGCAATGGCGCGGGTGTCCACGATCAGGTTATTCGTGCCTGCTGTGCCGCCAACGGTCACCAAGTTGACGCTGATGGTCACATTGCCTGCCGTCGTATTTGTGGCCGTAAACTTGTCAATGATGGCCTTGCAGTTGGTGGCCGTGTACTGCGTGGTTTGCGTGTTCTCGGCCTGCTTGGCAGGGATAAGCACCTTGATGGATACGGTCATATCATGCTCCTTATGTGGCTTCGCCGCCGCTGGCGATGATTGTCAGGCCTGCCGATGCAGCTTGAATCTGAATAGTGTCGCCTGCGTTCAGAACCTCGATTCCGTTGTATTGAAGTGTGTTGTTGCCTGGGACTGGCACATCGTAGAGAAACGCATTGCTTGTTCCAGCAGAGCCTGCAGATGGAACCAGGAACACTCGCACATTGATGGCCGCTGCCGTGGTATTGGCAATGCTAAATTCCTTCATCAGCGTGCGAGTACTAGCTGGAACTGTGTATAGCGTGGTCACACCTGTGGTGATCGCCGCTTGGCCAAGCTTGGCAGGTGTGATTACATCGAAAGCCATGTGAGCACCTGATTAGATCGCACTCGTGCGGTTTGATTTGCATAGGGCAAGATG